ACCAACTCCTTTTTGAATGTCTTGACACCATTCATTTTAAAGGAGTCCCAATGGCTTTTCTATACCTTCTCGAAATTGCGAACTTTATTGTACTCTATCTGGCCTGTACAAAGGCGTTTGGTACCGCTTCGACGAGTATTACCATTCCGGTCGAGAAACGCGCCGGCAGCTTACCGATGCCGAATATTACGCTGCGTTGGAGCGGTTGGCCGGAAACCGGCATATCAGTCAGGTGATTATTGACCCGTCCGCGGCGTCCATGATTGCTGAAATCAAAAAGCATGGCCGGTTTGCAGTCCAGCCAGCAAACAACGACGTTCTGGATGGAATTCGAGAGACGGCCGCGGCGTTCAAGTCTGGAAAACTAAAAGTCACAAAGAATTGTTCCGGCGCGATTATGGAATTTTCCGCGTACCGCTGGGATGATAAAAAGCAGGAAGATAAACCGGTTAAGGAAAACGACCACTGTCTAACGGGCGATACGATAGTCAATACGCCCGATGGTGATTTCAGAATTGATGAGCTTGTAGGCAAAAACGGGCCTGTTTATTGCTATGACGAAAAAAATAAACGCCGTGCGGTATCTGTTTTTCACAATGTCCGCATGACGCGACAGAACGCGGAAATCTATGAAGTTGTGCTATCCGATGGGCGCACGATAAAGGCTACAGCCGATCACCTGATGCTTACTGCCACAGGATGGAAACAACTGATTGATTTACGGCCAAACGATAAAATTATTGAAGTGGGGCTATGAAATGGAAGTTGAGTACTTAGAAGATGGCGATTTAGCAATATTCAATGGAAGAAAATATCGTCGTGACAAGAAAACCGGATATTATCTCAATTCGGCTACGCATGAGCGGCTCCATCGGGCCGTATGGGAATGCCACAAAGGAGAAATTCCGGACGGCTTCCACATACACCACATTGACGAGGACAAATCAAATAACGAAATCGTGAACCTTGCCCTTCTTCCGGGCAGGGTTCATGTTTATTTGCACGGAAAAGAGCGGAACCGATATCATCATGACGAGATGGTAGAGAATCTTGAAAAGAATGCAGTCCCAAAAGCGGCAGAATGGCATGGCTCCGAGGCGGGCCGCGAATGGCATTCGGAACATGCGAAAGAATCTGCGGCGCGCATGGCAAAGCGAGAATATGTGTGTCTGAATTGCGGTAAAAAGTTCTATAAAAAGCCGCTCGGCGAGAATAAATTCTGTTCTGCCAACTGCAAAGCGGCTTATCGCAGAAAATCCGGCGTTGACGATGAGATAAGGACGTGCGTTATTTGTGGAAAAGAATTTAAGACAAACAGATATTCAAAAGCAGTCACTTGCTCCGAAGAATGCCGGGGCATCTACCGTTGGCGTCGTATCCATCAGGCCAATAGGCAAGGCCAACGTCTACAATATGGAAGTTGACGGCTATCATAATTTTGCAGTGAATGGCGGCTTGATCGTTCATAACTGCATGGACGAAATCCGGTATTTTGTAAATACCGTAACGGTTCGTCATGGCGGAACAACAATAGGCGGGTGGTGAGAATTTGAACACAGACATCGATTTCAATAATCTGGATCAGATTCGGCAGGTCATTCAGAATTATATCTTTAACGATGACTGCGCATACAAGAAATTCGCTGAGCAAGCGCAGCGGGGCTTTGATTATTACGACAACCATGACGATGTGAAACGCTTCGGCGCCGCGGCAATCGACGAGGTAAACAAGTTTTTAAAGCTCAAGGGTTCCAACCCCTTGCGCAGCGCGGACAACCGGATTTCCATGAATCGGCACCGTGTTGCCGTAGATCAGAAAATCGGGTATCTTTTCTCCGTCCCGCCGCAGTTTGATATTCCTTCCGACGATACGGATAAGGGTGACGAGAAGCTATTACAACGCGTCAATGACGCCATCGGTACACAGTGGGCGAAAGTTATCCGGCAGCTTGGTATTGACGCATCCAACACCGGCCGGGCATGGCTTACATACTGGGCTGACAACGACACAAAGAGATTCGATTACTGGTATCTCAACCCGATGACGGTCGCGCCGATTTATGACCGGTCGACTGTGAAGAAGCGCCTGAAATACCTGTTACGGGTGTATGCGTTCAACGATGCAAACGGTCGTCCGGTGACGCGCTACGAGCTGTGGAGCGATAAGCAGGTCGCCTATCTTATCCGCCCTGAAGCGGTGGGGACTTCACAGAAGCCGGCTATTGCTTATGATACGCTGCCGGACGGCTCCTGGAATATCCAGCCGCACAACTACGGCCGGATTCCGTTTATTGAGTTCCGCAACAATGCCAAGGGCTTGCCCGACCTCATAATGTACAAGGACATCATCGACGCGCTGGACAAATTGATGTCCGGCTTTGCAAACGATATTGATGATCTGCAGGAAATTATCTGGGTCATCAAGAATTACAACGGGCAGAGATCGGCGCCAGTTTACGATAAAGACGGCAATCAGCTCAAAGACGAGGACGGTAACCCGATTACTCGTCCGGTCGATCCAATTCAACTAATGAAGGCCAAAAAATGGATCGGCGTGGACGACCAAGGCGGTGTGGACGCGGTTCGAGGAGAAATCCCGTATGAGGCGCGGTCAAAATTCCGCGAAATCCTCAATGATGAGTTTTGGACGGCGGCAATGGCGGTCAATCCGAATCCGCCGACCGCCGGGAACCAGTCAGGTGTGTATATCGATTATCTGTATGGCCTGCTGGAGCTGAAATCCGGCCTCATGGAAACGGAATTCCGCGATTCCATCGATGAATTTCTTCGAGCGGTTCTGCACTACCTTGGTGCGGATGAAAACAAGCAGTTCGTCCAGACTTGGAAGCGCACCAAGCCGCAGAACGCGACCGAGATTTCACAGATTATCGCGCAGACGCCGGACACGGTCATGAGCGACGAGACAAAGACAAAAGTTCATCCGCTTGTTACGGATTGGCAAGCTGAGCGTGCGCAGGTTGAGAATGAACAGACAGAAAAGCAAAAGAATATGCTTGACAGTTTCGGACAGCCGCACACGGAGCCGGACGGGAACGGGCAGAAACTGGGGCCGCCCGGGCAGAAAACAGGCGCACAGAATGAGCAGCAACCGCAGGATAAGGGGGAACCGCAGAAATGAAAATTAGGCTTATAAATCGCACTGTTGAATTTGCAAGCCGGGTGAATGTGGATTATTTGAAACCTAGATATTTATTCGGCGCAAGTTTCAGAAAAAAAGACTTAAAAACAGTTCATGGGCTGAAAAGATTTTTGTCTTATTGCTTCTTACCATATAGGAGTATCGAAAAAAGAGAAATGCGGTGATTTCTGATGCCGTCGTATTGGGAAAAGCGCGCGACCGACAGCATTGGCCGCATGGAAAAGGCTGTCAACGGGCAGATTCCCGACCTTGTAAAAGCATTTGAACAGGCGAGAAAAGACCTCAATGACAAGGTCTTTTATTTTTATGCCCGGTACGCAAAGAACAACAAAATTACACTGGACGAGGCACAGAAAGCCCTTTCCCTTTCGGAACTGCGGGAGTTTCGTGACAGTCTTGCGGAGTTTGAAGAGCTTGCTAAAGACTCCATTGGAACATTCAATCTTGAGGTTGATAATCTGTCCGTCAAAGCCCGTGTAACCCGCTATGAAGCGCTCCTGGCGCAGTGTGATGCTATCCTGCAAAAACTGTATCAAGAGCAGAAAAAGCAGATTGAGGGCATAGCAACGGATATTTATACGTCCGAGTATTACCACACTCTGTTTGACATTGAACAGTACACCGGGTTCCGGTTTCCGTATTCTCAACCCGCCACGTCAGCCATTCGGAAGGTGATTGAGCAGCCGGTATTCGGCATGGATATTTCGGAGCATCTCTGGCGGCAGGATATCGACACAGGGTTTCACATTCGGCAGGTGCTGAACAATATGTTCGTGACCGGCCGGCCGCCGCAGGACTTCGCCGATCAGCTTCAAAAAGCAATCGGCGCGATTCGGGTAGACAAAGACGGAAACGTGACCGGAACAGGCAAAAAGTATGAAGCATACCGATTGCTGTATAACGAATCTGCTCATGCGGTAAATCAGGCACAGTTGCAAGCCTACCGCGACGACGGCATCGATGAATACGAGGTTGTGGCTACACTGGATCGGGATACTTGCGATATATGTGCCCCGCAGGATGGAAAGCATTATCCGGTGGAAAAAGCAGTAGAGGGTGAAAATCATCCGTCGTTTCATGTGAATTGCCGCTGCACTACGGCGCCGTACATACCGAATTTGAACGATTTAAGCAGTACGCGTATTTCCCGCGACCCGGTGACGGGTAAAGCCGTTCCGACCACGGCACAGACCTACGACGAATGGAAAGCACAGCAGGACGAGAAATACGGCGCGGGTATGGTAGACATCGAACGGAAGAAAGCGCAGAACGAAGCTTCCGATTTTGAGCAGTATCAAAAATATAAAGTCATTTTCAAAGAAAAATTACCGCAAACCTTTGCTAATTTTCAAGATTTGAAGTATAATAATCATGAAGAATGGAAGCGGCTGAAAGAGAGTAAGCAGAGCGTTCTAAATTCCAGAAACTTCAACGAAATCCAGAATTTAAAAGGCAAACTTGGTAATCTGGAAACCCGACTTTGGTATAAAGCGCAGGACAAAAAGATACCGGATTTAGTTGATAAATCTCAATCGCTGGAAAATCAGGCACGTCAGGCGAGTGAACTTCGGAATCAGTTTCGGACACAGGCTCGCGATTTGATGAAAGACCAAGAGGTCAGGCGCCAACTTGATCTGAAATACCCGAATCTTCCGTTTGATTATTATGTAAAGAAATACTCGAAACCGGATCCCGATGGGACGGTTCCTACAATGGATGAAGTGTACCGGATGATTATTAAAAAATCTACTACATCGAACAAAACGTTTGATAAAAAGGCAGGTGTAAAGGATGAAAGTTGATATTTTGGTGCTTGACAAAGTTGTGCAACTTCGCATTCCGGATTCGGATATGTCTAAGTTCGACAACCTTGAAAACATGCTGAAAACTTTACCCAACGTGAAGTTTATAAAAAAGTCAATGACATTCGAAACACCGATTATTGACTATGAATATCAAGGCATAGAATTTTCACTTTTGTTCGATGAACAGGAAAGTGAAACTTTCATCGCGGTACCCAAACCTTTTGATTATCAAAAAATTCAAAAGTTTATTGAATCATTGAGCTGATACCACCTGCTGAAACGGCAAGGTGGTATTTTTATACCTGTTTATTGAACGTCCCGCCATTCGGCAGGGCGTTTTTTAATACCAAATTTACCCGTGGCGCGCGGGACAAAACAATGCGCACCGCAATACCGGGACTGGCCGGATAAAAAGGATAGCGGGTTGGAGGTTATTATGTTGGAATGGTTAAAAACAATTTTAGGCGACGCCTACACCGACGACATTGACAAAAAAGTTTCCGATGAAATCGGAAAAGGCTTTGTTTCCCGCGCGGATTTCAATGCCGCCAACGAAGCTAAGAAAACCCTTGAGGGACAGATTGCCGAGCGGGACAAGCAAATCAAGAGTTTTGAAAAGCTTGCCGGTGACAATGAACAGCTCAAAACGCAGCTCTCACAGGCGCAGGAAGCAAACAAGACCGCCAAGGCCGAGTTGACAGTAAACTGAAAAAAATCATGCTCGACAGTCGGGTTGAAACAGCTCTGCTTGCCGCCAAAGCAAAAAATACCAAAGCTGTCCGCGCACTGTTAGACGAAAGCAAAATTTCCCTGGACGGTGAGAATGTTCTTGGCTTAAATGAGCAGCTTGAAGCTCTTAAAAAAGATGCGTCGTATCTGTTCGGCGAAACACAGTCACAGAATCCCCCTCCGCCAGCAGGAGGGAAACCTGCGAAACCGCAGGATGATTTAGCAAAATGGGCGGCGGAAGCTGGCGTCACGCTGCCGAAGACTTAAACTTTAAGGAGGCTATTTGTTTATGGCTAACACTTTTGCAGAAAAGGTCACGAAGTTTATTCCGATTCTCGATCTGCTGTATGTTCAGAACGCGAAAACATCTGATTTGGACGATTCCACACTGGCTACGCAGTTTGTCGGGACAAACAAAGTCAAGTTGCCGAAGGTATCCGTGGATGGTGCCGGTACCTACGACCGCGATAACGGATATGTACAGGGCTCTGCCGGCGTGAGCTGGGAAGAGCATACCTTGCAATATGACCGAGGCCGGAAATTTCGCATTGACGTAATCGATAACGACGAGGTTGCTTTTGATTTGTATCGCCGTGTCGCATCGGAGTATGTCCGTACAAAGGAAGTTCCGGAAATTGACGCCGTGCGGTTCGCTGAAATTTATGCCGCGGCGAAACGCGACGGCAGTTTGGCAACAGTGGTAGAGAAAGACCTGGGAACATCCGACAGCATCCTCGATTTATTCGATGCGGCTGAGGCGACGATGAACGAAAAGGAAGTTCCGGAAGAGGGACGTGTCCTTTATGTCACCAATACGGTCTACAAGATGCTGAAATCAGACGCGAAGATTTCCCGACGCATTGACGTCGGTCAGGCAAATCCGAACATCGACCGCCGTGTTGAAATGCTGGACGGCATTACCCCGATTATCAAAGTCCCTCAGTCGAGGTTCAACAGCCTGATTCAGCTCAACGACGGCAAGACTGCAGGACAGACCGCCGGTGGCTACAAGACAATTACCGGCAATAAGCCGATTAACTTTGTATACGCCCGCAAGGCGGCTCTTCGTGCTGTGATTAAGCGGAATGCGGATAAAATCATTACACCGGATGTCAACCAGAGCGCGGACGCATACGACATTTTCTATCGTCTGCATCATGATCTGATTGTAGCAGACAACGATACTGCCGGAATCTACATTCACACGGCGGCCACCGCGCAGGAATAAGGAGGATTGACCTATGACTTACGTAAAACGCAGGGGCATGATTCTGCTGGTGGATGATTCACAGGTTCAGAAATATACCGGGGAAGGGTTTGAAGTTTATACTCCACCTACAACCTCGGAGAAGAAGTCGAAGAAAGGTGCTGCAAAAGAGCCTCCGGCAGTTCCGGAAGCCGGTGAGAAAGATGTCAGTACAGGCAAGTGACGTCCTCGCAGTAATTAAGAGCCGCCCGGCAACCATACCGGACGGCTTTTCTGACGCTGCGATTGAGTCCTACATTGACGAGGCTAAATCAATTATGCTCGAATACTGCACGCTGCCGCAGAACATTCAGGAAGTGCCCGATGTGCTGAAATATCCGTGGGTGGAGATTGCAACCGTGCTGATGAACAACAGCGCAGCGCTCACCACAGGCGCGGTAACGCAGCTCCACGAGGGTGATTCTACTGTATCAATCGGCAGTAAGAAAACCGCGCAGGCGCAGCTTTACGACAGCCTAAGCGTGAACAACGTCCGAATCATGAACAGTTTCCGAACGTTGTTTTGAGGTGATGGATGATGACAAACCTGTTCGAAAGACTCTGGCATGACACGATGGATATTTACCGCTACAACGATGACGGCAGCCTGCCGGACACTCCAACGTATGCCGGACTAAAATGTCACTATAGTATGGGAACCGTCCAGCCGGTCGGTACGGATTCCGCCCCGACGATGCAGAGCACAAATAAACTGTTCTGCGCACCGGACGTCGATATCCAATCTGGCGATTATATTGAGGTCACACAACGAAACGGTAATAAGGTCAATCTCACTGTGGGAGAGGGATTCTCATATGCATACAATCAAGAGTTTTGCGTGACGAGGACTGATACGGCATGAGTAACGTAAGTGCGAACGCCGCTGTTATCGACCGGTACCGAAAAGAGCTTCGAGCTATGCTCGGCGACATTTCGCAAATCGACCGGAAAGTGTTGACGTCTGCGGTCAACGAAGGGTTGAAAGACGTCAAGAAAAACACTCCGGTTGGACAATACCCCAAGGGTTCCGGCAAAGTGGGCGGCACGCTGCGGAAAGGCTGGCACACAACGCCTACTCGGCCTGCCGGCAAAGGCATACAAAAGGGGCTCGAGAACAACGTCTACTATGTGCCGTATGTGAATGACGGCCACCGTATTGTAACCCGCAAAGGTGTAACGGTCGGCTACGTAGAGGGGAAGCACTTTCTCGAGCGCGCCAACAACGTTGTGGAAAAGGCCATGATTCGAGAGTTTAACGCCGAGATAGAGAGGGTGAAAGCGAAACATGACGGATGATATTATTACGGCGATAGAAGCACGGTTAAAAGTGCTGCATCCTTCTGCTATGGTTTATCGCCATTATCAACCGCAGAATTTCAAAACGCCCTCTTTTCTTATCTCTGTTATCGATCAGGACTATGGGCGGCTGTTGCGCGGCGCTTATACCGGCAAGCTTTCGTTCGACGTGCAGTATTTTTCCGGCGCAAAGTCGGTTGACATTAAGGCGATTCGCACTGATTGCGTCTCAATGCAGGAAATGCTCCTGCGCGGAATGAATTTGGTCGGCCGGTTTCGCTGTATCAACAAAAATGCGCGGATAACGGATAACGTACTGCATTTTCTATTCGACATTAAGTATTCAGAGCGGGCGGTTGTCATGGACCCGCTCATGAATTCCATGACAAATACGGCAAAGGAGAAATAATATGGCAGGTACATGGACAACTCAAAATAAGGCTCTTCCGGGCATTTATATGAACTTCCAAACGAATGCGCCGCTGTCCATTACACCGGGCGACCGCGGAATTGTGGCGCTGTTGCAGGAAATGACTTGCGGCGTAGTGGGAGAAATCTATGAGATTACGGCGTTGGATGCTTCAAAGTGGCCCGAAAAAGCGACAGCAGAAGATAAATTCTTGGCAGGAGAAGCGCTTAAAAAGGCCAAAACGGTCAAGGTATATAACCTTGGAACGGAGCATACGACAGAAGCGCTTACTGCCGCTCTTGAAGCTCTCAAAACAGTCGATTTCGACGTGCTGTGTTATCCCTTTCCGGCGGATACCTATTCAGAAAACCAGAACACAATTAAAACTTGGGTTACATCGATGGTAAACGACGAAGGGCGATATATTCAGGCGGTACTCGCCGACTTTGCGGCTGATTCTGAAAGCATCATCAACTGTGCGCATGCAGTAAAGCTTTCAGATGGTACGGAATTGACGAACGCGCAGACGACCGCATGGGTCGCGGGTGTTACGGCGGCTGCGAAGATCAATCAGAGCAACACGGGCGCACAGTACGATGGAGCAATTGATGTTATCCCCCGCATGACGAAAACGCAGATGGAAGGGTCCGTTTCCGCCGGCAAATGGATTTTCAAAGTGGATTCTGCGCAGAACGTGACGGCGGTGTATGACATCAACTCCTTGACTACGTACACAGCAGAAAAGTCGAAATCCTTCCGTAAAAACCGGTTCATCCGGCTTATTTCAGGCATTAATAACGACATTACAACCATCTTTGAATCGCAGTACGAAGGAAAATTCAACAACAATGCGGAGGGTCGTTCAGCATTTAAGACGATTCTTGTTGGGTATTTCCTCGAACTGCAGAACGAACAGGCAATTCAGAATTTCAGTGCCGACGATGTGGTGGTCGAAGTCGGAGAAGATTCCGACGCGGTTGTCGTTACAGTTGCGGTGCAATCCGTAGACAGCATCGAAAAAGTCTACGTGACCGTCAATCTGTCATAAGGAGGGAAAATAGATGGAAGAAGCAAAAACACTGTACAGTGATACCGTCAGCGGCCATGAGGGGAAAGGATATATTACAATCGACGGCCACAACCGCGAAGCTTTTGAACTTTCGAAGTTCAGTGCGAATATTGAACTGACGGTATCAGAAAAACGCATGCTTGGCCATCGTATGACGCAGCATAAGGTCACCGGGGCGAAAGGTACCGGATCCATGACGATGTTTCATATGAATTCCGAAATGATAAACTACGCGAAAAAGTACCTGAAAAATGGTACTTTTACCGGGTTTACCATGCTGGTACTCCAGGAGGACGAACAGTCTACCGTTGGTAAGCAAGAAATTGCTTATTACGGGGTTATTCCTACGAAACTTCCTGGCTCGATTTTGGACGACAGCAGCGACGATGGCGTGACGTTCGATACCGATTTCACTTTTGACAGTTTTGAAATCTTGTCGAGTTTCGGCAATCCGGCAAATCTTTAATTCGGAGGGGAGTAAATGAATAGTCTTGCAGCATTTCTTCACCCGGTAAAGGTGGAAAATAAAAGAGTGGTTATTTCTGAACGGTTCCAAGAAGATGGAAAGCCTGTCGAGTGGGAAATCCGGGCGGTCTCCGAAAAGGAGAATAGTGCACTGGAACGAAAGTACACCAAAACGGACCGAAAAACCGGCGCACAGCAACTTGACCGTGTTACATACGCTCATGCGCTTACAGCAGCCGGTGTCGTGTTCCCCGACCTGACAAATGCAGAACTGCAAAAAGCCTATGGGGTTTTAGGCGAAACCGAATTGCTCGGCAAGATGCTGACAGTTGGCGAGTTTGCAAAGCTGTCCGAAGAAGTTTCCAAGCTGTCCGGTTTGAATGCAAACGACATCAACGAGCAGATTGAAGAAGCAAAAAACGCATAAAGCAGGGCGACCCAGATTTTAATTATGCACATTTCGCCCTGCAAAAATTGCACATAAGGCCGTCCGCGCTGGCAAGAATGAGTCAGCGCGAGCGGGCTTTTATTTATGCCTCAATTGATCTGAGGATCGAAGCTGAGAAGCGAGAAGTGGAAAAAGCAAAACGAAAGAGGTGATACCATGCCATCGCTAAGGTCAATATTTACCCTGCAGGATAATTACAGCCGATCAATGGATCGCATTTGGACCAGCACGCAGCGGGCCACCAGTAAAATTGATCGAGCAAGCGCTGCGGTTGATCATGTGAATTCCAAGTTTACCGCAACGGAAAGTTCTGCAGGCCGGCTTACATCTCGGTTGACGGGGTTAGCCGCTGCGTTTCTGAGTATTCAAACCATCAAAAAAGGCATGGAAATTTCGGATACATACACAAATATCAGCTCGAAATTGTCCTTGATTACCTCTAATGCAGCTCAGCTAAAGTCACTGCAGAATGATATATTTGCTGCTGCCGACCGCGCGCGGGGTTCCTACACCGATATGGCTGACACTGTGGCAAGGCTTGGTATCACCGCCGGTTCACAGTTCGGAAGCAACCAGAATATCGTGAAATTCGCCGAGACGATGCAAAAAATGTTCCGTGTTGGCGGTGCCAGCACGGCAGAACAATCAGCAGCAATGTTACAAATTACGCAGGCCATCGGCTCTGGTAAATTGCAGGGTGATGAATTTCGCTCTATTATGGAAAATGCACCGATGGCGGCGCAGGCGATCGCAAAATACCTCGGAACAAGCACAGACAAGTTAAAAGAGTTGTCGACCGATGGCAAATTAACATCTGATGTGATCATCAACGGTGTGTTATCCGCATCAGCATCAGTAGACCAGCAGGTAAGTAAAATGTCTTATACCTGGGGTGATTATTGGAACAAAATCAAGAACGGGGCGTATCAGGCATTTGGAGAGACATTCGGAGACGAAAGCAATTTACTTGAATCGCAGAATTTTCAGAACATGGTAAACGTGATAATTGCTTCTTTCAGCGTTTTGGCAAAAGTAGCAAATGACGTTATGACTGTGATTGCCGACGTAGGTGGATTTATCGCTGATAATTGGTCTATTATTTTGCCAATACTTTTAGGAGCCATTGGAGTATTTGTAGCTATGCAGCTGCCTATTTTGGCTGCCGCTGCTGCAACTGCATGGAAAACGATATGTGATTGGGCTGAAACGGTTGCTATTTTTGCCATGATTGCCGCACAAGATGGTTTAAACGCCGCGCTTGCCGCTTGTCCTATTACGTGGATAATCGCTGCAATTATCATCGCGATCGCCTTGGTTTATACCATTGTGGCTGCAGTTAATAAATTTACAAATCAATCTCTAAGCGCTACAGGAATTATTTTAGGTTCGGTGCTGTTTCTTGCCGCTACTGTTTATGATATTCTTCTTGGCGCCCTGAATGGCATGATTCAACTTATTTGGAGTATCTTTGTTTACCCGTTTCTTGGAATCATCGAATGGGTTCTGAACGCAGCGAATGGCGGGTTTGATGGCTTTGGTGGCGCCGTAGCAAACTTAATCGGGCAGATTATCGGGTGGTTTCTCTCGCTCGGCCAAATCGTTACAAAAATCATTGATGCAATATTCGGAACAAACTGGACTGCCGGCCTTGAATCGCTCAAAAACAATGTAACGGCATGGGGAAAAACTGACAAAGCTATTACTATAAATAAGTCAGCTCCTACAATAGGACAGCGCTGGGATGAAAAGTCAGCGTGGAATGTCGGATATAAATTCGGGCAGGGTATAGACGCTAAAATTAACAACTGGATGAAGAATTTAGGCCAAGCGTTATCCCCAAAAACATCGCCGACGCCCAAAACCCCTATCCCCGTCACTGGCACCGGCGCGGACGGCTCAGTCAAAGTTAATATTGCGGATCAGGACTTGCAATATTTACGTGACCTGGCTGAAAAGCAGTATATCAACAAATTTTCTACGGCGGTTTTGTCCCCTAAGCTGTCCGTTAGCTTTTCCGGTAATGTTGGGGATAAGAACGATCAACAGCAGATTTATTTCACAATCAGTAAAATGTTGCAAGAGGAACTTGCAACCGCAGCGGAGGGACTTTACGAATGAATTATGCGGTGTTTTTTCAGTATGGGAATACAGTCATTAGGCTGCCGACAAACCCGGAGAAAATCGAAAAGACTTCTACGCTGGCAAGCGAAAAGTATGCAGTGTTCGGTGTGGGGCAGATTGCTGTTCCGACTTATTTAGAACTTGCGGAATATTCGCTGGAAGATGTTGAATTCCCTCACACCGCTTCTCATTACGTTGAAACGTCCGGCTCTTTTAAGGACCCGGATTTTTACGAAAACTTGTTTAACACTTGGCGGGAGAATAAATCCCCGGTGCGGTTTATTGCCCGGAACGGGATTACAAAAGATATCAATACACTGGTGTTGATTGAGGAATGCAATGTATCTGAAATCGCTGGAGAAGAAGGGGATAAGTATTTTGACTTCAAACTTCTTGAATACCGTGAATTCGGATATAAGACTGTTATAGCTATGCAGACGGGAACCATAGCAAAAGCGATGGCTGCTCCGACGACGACAAAGAATCCAAAGGTCAATCAGACCTATACCGTGAAATCAGGGGATTCTCTTTGGGCAATTGCAAAGAAGTTCTACGGTAATGGTGCAAAGTACACGGCGATTTATAACGCAAACCGGAGCAAAATCAAGAATCCAAATTTGATTTATCCAGGACAGGTGTTGACAATTCCATAGTAAAAGCCGCTCCGTTTTGGAGCGGCTTTGTGCTACCATTGGTGCTTACAATTTAAGCATACTCGTTTAACTTTATTTGCGCCAATTCCACCTGCAAGTAATCCAACGGGGCCCGCTATCGCACCGCCGACAAGAGACTTGCCAAAACCAAAACCTTTTTTCATGACGGTAATAGACGTGGAGCCGCATTTAGGACAGCGAGGAACAGGGCTTTCTGTAGGACGATTTGCCTCTCTCATCAATTCTATACTACGCTTCCATGACATATTAATTCCCCCTCATCATATTTCTACTGCTATGATAATCCTTATATGGAAAAATTTCAAGCGAAATAGGTGATTCCGTTGAGCGCTGAGCTCCTCATTGAAACCACAAATAAAAAAGTCTATGAAATCAGTGAACTTGTAAAATCCGCTGAATGGTCTGACACCATGAATAACGGATGCAGCAAGTTCACTTTTTCGTATGCCGCCACTGGTCCCGGAATTGATAATGGATCCATCGTCCGATTCAAGTACAATGACACGAACATTTTTTACGGCGTGGTGTTCAAACATGAAGTCGCCAAGAACAAAATTGTTACCGTGACAGCCTATGATATTTTGCGATATTGCAAGGCAAAGGATACCATCGTTATAAACGGCGATACCGCAACCACCCTGGCAAAAAAGATGTGCAACTATTTCGGGTTACCGGTCGGAACGCTCACGGATACGGGATATAAGCTGGCCACGGCAGCGCAGAGCGACAAAACATGGCTGGACATTATGTACTCTGCGATTGGCGATACGCTCCGAGCAACGGGGAAATGGTTTGTTTTGCGGGACGAATTTGGGTCTATCTGCCTGCGGAATCTTACGGAGCTGGAAACAAATCTGATTCTTGGCGATGGTTCTCTATGCTATGACTATTCGTATAGTAAATCCATAGACGATGATTTCTACAACGAAATCAAGCTGGCCGTAGACAATGAAGTCACCGGGAAAAGGGACATTTACATCGCAAAAGATTCCGCCTCAATCAACAAATATGGACTGCTGCAGTATTTCGATGTTATGTCGTTCAGCTCAACCTCTACCGGTACCGGCAGCCAGTCCGATACGAATAAGGTAGCAAATGAAGCAAAGAAAAAGGCTCTTGCTATACAAATGGCGAACGCGCTCTTGTCGCTCTATAACGGCGAAACGGAATCTTTCTCCATGAGTTGCATCGGAAATACGGCAATTCGAGCCGGAAGCAGCTTTCACGCTTATCTTTCAGAAGTTGGCATCAATAAACGCCTAATCGTTAAATCGGTCACGCATACGTTTTTGCCGAACCACACCATGAAATTGGACGTGAGGATATGATAAATGAAATAAAGCAGATTGTTGAGGGATATCTGAATAATCGGAAGCCCGCCTGCCTGATGATTGGCACGGTAGTTGCCGCCGGGGTGAAAATCTCTGAAAAACTCACGTTACCGTGGGAATTGATTGACGGTACACTGCGCGATTATGCCGCAGTGGGTGATACCGTGCGGCTTATCCGCGATGATGGTGGCGCAAGGTATTACATCGTTGAGATTATCGGATATGTACCGGCCACCAAAGGTCGCACAATACAGATTGAACCGATAACCATAGGCAGCACGACCATATCGGAAATTAAGATAAAGGATGTGGTGAAATGATTCTTGCAAACACGGTTACAACCGACCTGACGCTTTCTGACGAGATTGAGCAGACGCGGACTTATAAAGTTTCAACTGACAAGATTCAGGGCATTGCAGACGGCCTGACTGCCTTACAGCAAACGATTGAACACATACTGAACACGGAGCGATTTGAATATCCGGTCTACACGCTCGATTATGGTTTGCGGACGGATGATCTAATCGGCAAAGACCGGGAGTATGTAGAAGCTGAATTGCAGCGCCGGATCCGGGAATGTCTGCTCGCTGACGACCGCATTACAGGCGTTGACAATTTTCAATTTTCCGTCAACGGCGATGAAATGCTCTGCACGTTCGACGTTGAAAGCGTTTATAAAACAGTATCCATGAGCAAGGCGGTGACAGTCTGATGTGGGAAAATATGACCTATGAAGCAATTCTCTCGGACGCTCTCTCAAAGGTACCGAGCGACGTTGACAAGCGGCAAGGGTCAGTAATTTACGACGCACTTGCTCCAGCTTGTTTCAAGCTCGCTGAGTATTATGCACAGCTTAAGAATTTTATTGATCTTGTGCTGGCTGATACAGCTGTTGGCGAATACCTTGATCGTGTTGCCGATGAGCGGAACATAACGAGAAAACGGGCGACTGCGGCGGTTCGCAAGGTAACGGCAAGCAAAGCGGTGGACATCGGTTCCCGATGGGCTATTGACGACGTTGTGTATGATATCACAGCGTTAATTTCTGATGGTGTGTATTCCGCGACGTGCGAAACTGCTGGGAGTGCCGGAAACGCTTATGCCGGGCAGTTATCTAATATAGACAATACCAGCGATGCGACGGTCGTGCTCGGCGACATTATAATATCCGGTACGGATGAAGAAACAGACGAAAACCTGCGGGCACGATTTTATGAGCAAATTCGGAAACCGTCGACCAGCGGAAATGTATATGATTACGAAAAATGGGCGCTGTCGGTTGCCGGTGTGGGCGCAGTGAAGGTATATCCGTTATGGAACGGCAATGGCACAGTGAAAGTTCTTGTTGTTGATTCCAACAAAGCGATTGACACAAGTCTGGAACAGAAAGTCGCCGATTATATTGAATCTGTCCGGCCGATTGGCGCGGCTGTAACAGTATCAAGCCCGGAAGGCTTTGAGATTAGCGTTGCAGCCAATGTTACGCTTGACGGTTCTGTGGCACTGGCAGATGTTCAGTCGGCGTTTACGACTTCATTGAGCGAATATTTGATGTCGAGTGTGTTTAAAACGTATAACATTAGTTATGCAAAAATCGGCTCTTTGCTGCTTTCCACGCCCGGCGTGGCGGACTACAACTCGCTAATGGTGAACGGCGGCACGTTAAATATAACCATCCCAGATGAGGATATTCCTGTAGTAGGAACCGTTGCATTATCGGAGGCGAGTGCATGAACCTGATTGATTTATTGCCGCCGTTGTACGACGGTAACGCTACGATGCAGGAACTGCAGGGGATTCTCACTAATAAAGTAAAATCAATGATTTTAGACACCGGGGTTACGATTGACGAGTGTTTCATTACGACCGCTTCGGCTCTGCTCTCCCGGTATGAAAAGATTTACGGCCTTACTGTAGATGTGTCAAAGTCGGATGATATGCGAAGGGAAATTTTAAAAGCAAAAATCGCCGGAATTGGAACGGTTACAAAGCAGATGCTGATTGATACCGCAGCATCATATTCAAATGGTACGGTGGAGATTATTGAAAAACCGGAAGATTACAGCTTTATTGTAAAATTTACTGGGACACTCGGAATCCCCAAAAATATGGCGGGCCTTATGGACACTATAAACGAAATCAAGCCGGCACACCTGGCGTTTAGCTTTGAGTACACATACAGGACACACGGTATGCTGACTGGTTATACTCATGCGCAGCTGGCGGCATATACTCACGAAACAATCAGAGGGGGCACGATGTAATGGCAATGACTACTACGAATTACGGGCTGACGAAACCGGAGACCACGGACAATTACGACATCGAAGTTCACAATGCAAATATGGATATGATCGACGCTGAACTGAAAAAGGGCGAGGACCATCGAAACAACACTGATAACCCTCACAAAGTGACCGCTGAGCAGGTAGGGGCAATTAATCCAAACCTACTAATAAACGGTGATTTCCGTGTAAATCAGCGTGGACACGAGTCATATTCCACAGCCGGATACACATTTGATAGGTGGATGAATAGCTTTGATGCTTCAAGCATGACATCAACAGTTTATAGAACTACCATCGGTTCTACACCCGGTTCCAATGTGTATCGCGTACACATTAGAATTGATTCTGCCGCGCATGCAGTAGAAAACAATTTTATGCAGAGGTTGGAAGATACTCCTAGTGGAGTGAGTCCTGTACAGGGAAAAATGGTTACATTTTCTGTTGGAGTACGTGCAGTTTCTGAAAATTATAACGATTATAGGTGTGTATATATTGCGTATCATGAAGCCGGAAAATCAGATTATACAATTAAAGCTACTCCTATTTTCAAAGAAACAAATGGTCGTGTAAGTATAACTGCGGATATTCCTATAGGGGCAAGTAAGGTTGAGTGTGGAGTCGGTTACACTCGATTAATTACTCCTGATGATGCTGGTTCTGAAATAGATATATGGGATGCTAAACTTGAAATCGGTTCTGTTGCAACCCCGTTTTCTCCGCGTCCTTATGCAGAGGAATTGGCATTATGTCAAAGATATTATCAAATACGCTCAAGCAGTTCGGTAAGCACAGTAGATTTAAGGCCAACTATGCGTACAACACCGACCAAAAACAGTGTTAGTGGCGGGGACGCTTATTATGATGCGGAAATTTATTAAGGAGAGTAAACAATGAATGCACCTGAAATAAAAGTATATGTCAAGACAAATGCGGCGGGGTGTATAACCGATGTAAATAGTTCTATTTTCTTGCAGGATGCCACAGGATGGACGCAGATCGATGAAGGAATGGGTGACAGGTACGCCCACGCTCAAGGCAACTATTTTGAAAAGCCATTGATTGATGAAAATGGGTGTTTTATCTACAAACTGGTAGATGGGCATCCAGTAGAAAGAACAGGCGAAGAAAAAGCGACTGAAATTGCCGCTCGTCCGTCTCCACCACCAACTGAAATTGACCAGATCCGCGCCGACGTTGATTATATTGCAGTTATGATGGGGGTGACATTATGAACGTGCTGAAAATGGCAAAAAAGTATTATCCGGTGCTGTGGAACATAGGCCGGATTAAGGCATTGGTCGCAGCCGGAAAACTGACGCAAGAGGAGTATAAGGAAGTAACTGGCGAAGATTACTCCGAATAACGGAGCAGGAGGCAAATGCTTCCTGCTCAATTTGTTAGGAGGTTCGCAGAAACACAGGTCAAGATTACGGGGGTACATTATGAAAGGTATAGATGTCAGCAAGCACAACGGCAAAATTGACTGGGCGAAGGTAGACGCTTCTGGAATCGACTTTGTTCTGGTAAGAGCCGGCTATGGTAACGACATCAGCCAGAAAGATCAAAAATTTGATGAAAATATTAAAGGCGCGTTGGCGCACAAGCTTTTTGTCGGCGCTTACTGGTTCAGCTATGCGATTTCCGTGGAAGATGCGAAGAAGGAAGCAGAGGCCTGCAAAAAGGTGCTTTCCGCCTATCGTGGAAAGCTGACGTTTCCTGTCGCGTTTGACTACGAATACGCCAGTATGGAATATGCCAAGAAAAAG